ATCTTCATCAGCGCGCCGCCCAGCGTTTCCGCCGACGAGCCTGTGAGCTTCGCCGCGAAACCCAACTGCTGGAATCGCTCACGACTGATCCCGGTACGCTCGGCGGTATCGCCAATCGCACCGGTCGCATCGGCGAACCCCTGGAAAAACAGGTTCAATGCAGCACCGGTAATGCCGAGCGTCGCCCCGAGCCCAAGCAAGCGCCTGGCGCTCGAGTCAACAGCCTTGCCCACACCAGCGACCGCACCGCCCACACCCTTCAGGCTATTGGTGAAGACTGGCAGACCAACCCGATCGAGCGCGCCCGTAATGCCGGCGCTGGCCGCCTTGACCTTGCCGAAGATCCCCCGCAAAGGAGCGGTGACCCGGTCGACGGCCTTGATGATTAAGCTTAGGGAGTATCCTTTGTCTGCCATTCAACCCATTCCTCGGTGCGCTCAAGCCACCAGTTCAGGTCCTCGAAATCCATTTCCATGACTTCCGAGGGCTGAACACTCATGACCTTGACGACAACAGTCACTCCTGACTGCCACCCCCGAGGTGCTTCAGCAAAAAATCGCGTGCTTCCTGAATCACGGCGGCCTGGTCATCTTCACTCAGCTCTTCGATGAGCGCCGGCGGGTGGCCGACCATCTTCGCGCCGAGATCGATCAGCGTGGCGAAATCGATGTCGACGCCGCCGCTGCCCTTGCCGTCGGAGGTAACGCGCAGCGCGTGGCCACGCAGGTATTTCAGCTTGCGGGTGACCGTCAGTTCGCTGAAGGTGTCTTTACCGAAGGTGACCTGCTCAGCCAGTTGCAGAACTTTTTCCTTTGCCATTACTTCACTTCCTCGGCATTCATGCCTTCAAAGCGGCAAGCGATGTTGCCTTCTTCGGTGTTGCCGGTGCCTTCACCCGCGTACCAGGCTTCACTCAGGGTGATGACCTTGCCGTTGGAGAGCTCCAGCGTGATTGTGGCCTCGTCGAGCGTTACCAGATCTTCGAGGCTGAGCTCGTTGCGATCGGTGATCTCGCCTTCGACAAATGGAACCTGAGGGGTTTCCTTGTAACCATGAACCGTGTCGGCTCCCACAACGCCTTCGCGTTTGGGTTTGCCGAGGTTGTAGGTGAAGTTGCCCTTGGCGAAATAGATGTCGCCATTGACCTTCAAGGCGATGATTCCGCCGATGCGGTTTTTACCTGCCATGTGTTTCTCTCCTGGCGGTCGCCGTTACAGGCGGAACTGAATTTTGTTGGCCACGATGCGCAGTTGATTGACCAGGTCCGGCGGCAGCAGCATGTCCATGCGGTTCGGGTCGCTTTCGTTTCGCTCGCCGATCAGGTTGGCTTTGAAGTCGTCCATGTTTTCGACCAACCCCAAGCGCTCCCACTCGCGGAACTTCGATACGGCTTCGGCCTTCATCAACACCGGAGTTACGACCGGCTGGCCGACGCCATAGCGAGTGCCGTCGTTTGCCAGCTTGTGCCGTGGATACTTGCGCAGGATGTAATCGCGCCAGTCGTGACGGATGTACATCAGGGTGAACAAGGTTTCGCTGTCCAGGTAGCTGATGTCAGCGCCGCCGGCGGTGTTGGTTTTGTAGGTAGTGATCAGCCGCTCAACGACCATGGTGCCGTCGTTGTTGACCTTGCTGGTGGCGATGCCATCGAACAGCAAAAGGTTGCGTTCTTGATTGGTGAACTTGTCAGCGGCCGACGGTGCCAGGCACCACGCGTATTGCAGGTTCTGAATCGGGCGGGCCGGGTCAATCGCAGCGTAGAGAGCAGCAATGGCCATAGTCTCAGCCGCCTTCTCATACGCTGGCATCGGCTCATCATTGGCCATCATGATGACCAGATGTTGGTTGTTGTGACTGTCCCCCAGTGTTCCCAGCGAACCTTGCGTACCGCGCGCGGCAGTAAAGGCATGCGCCTCGATTTCTCGATCCCAGGCAAAGCGGCTGTTGAGCTCGGCCTTCACGGTTGCCAGTGTCGCTGCGTCGGAATACGGCAGGCCCCAGACCTGGAACCACTCATCACCCAGGGCGGCGAGCGCCGCACCCAGATCCGGATTGCCGGAACCGCCAGCGAAAGCACTGATGGTTACCGCAACACCAGCGGGCAAAACTTGACCGGTGTAGTAGTTCACCCGGGCGTTGAGGGTGTTGCCCGCCTCGCCCTTGTGGCGGCTGGTCAGCGTGACGGTACCAGTTGCGGCAGTTGCGGTGACGGGCATGTCATCAGCGGCAGTAACCGCCGCGACCACGGCAGCACCAATGGCTGTCGCAGCATCCCCACTGATCACGCCCACGGACACACGGCGGCCGGCAATCATCAATTCGATGGTGCCCGAGGCAGTCGCGGTGCCAGTGAACGCCAGGGTGGCGGTAGCGGCCACACCCGCAGCGTTGTCGATCACCGGCAGCACTTGCAGTTCGGTATAGGTGTCGATGGCCATCGCGGCGCGAACCATACCGGCCAGCATCGAACCCTTACCGAACTGCGTATCGGCCTGTGCTGGACTGGTGATGCGAATCAGGGTGTTGGCAGCAGCCGGGCCGGAGGCGAGCTTTTGACCAATCAACAATCGGCGATAGCTAACAGGCTGAGGCCCGCGTACCGCTTTGCTGTTGTCGATTTCGCTATAAACACCGGGCTTGCGAAGAGCGCCGGCGCCAGGGATCGTATCCATTCCAATGGTCATTGTTTTTCACCCTTGGTTGCGGCCGGAACTACGACCTGTTCGATAACGACGTCACCGGCCTTTTCCTTGCGGATCCAGTAACTGTTCAGTTCCACAGGCAAACCTTCCGGTTTGATCTGTTCATAGGTGTCGGGATGTCGCACCAGGCGGCCCTCGACCGGCTTCACGAGCACACGCGTGGTCATGGGTTCAGGTCCTCGATGATGGATTTGGCGCGGTCAGCCGGATCCGGCTGCGCGTTGTCCAGGCTGTACTCGGTCGTAACCGTGTTCAGGTCCGGCAGGCTTTCGTTGAATAGGTCGTCGGGGTGGCGGTCGAAGTACTCAGCCTCGAAGATGAGGCGGCAGGCTCCGGTCAGCTGCTCCGACTGGTCGAGCAGGACCATGCGCGAACGCACGTATTGCAGGTCGTTCGCGGTGTCACCGAGGGTGTCGTCCATGAGCAGCAGACGTTCGACCTGCCGGGCCAGCGTATCGAGGGTGTCATCCAGCGCATCGTTGCCTTCGGCGTGGATCTCCACCACCAACTCAACCCGGCGCCGATACTCACGGGGCGCCTGGTTAAATATCTCTCCGGCCTCGTCCATCGTGTAAACGATGATCGCGGGGAGCTCGCTCTGCCAGCCATTGGAAATCAGCGGCCGCACGCGGCTGGCATAAACACTGGCACCTGCGTTGGTGGCGCCCAGCAGCACCGCAACAGCCTGCTTGCGGATCAGTTCGCGCGGGTGGGCCATGGTTATGCTTTCCGTAAGATTATCGTCACGCCGGCCACGCCATCTGGCTGCACGTCACTGATCTGGTACAACTCGCCGCGGGCGCGTACGCGATCGCGGTTGGTTGGCTTGTTCGGGAGGTCGATCAGGCGGACACCGAGGATCGGGTTCTGGCTCGACACCGGTGCGCCCGTCTCCGGATCAACGGAAACGTGAGCGGTATCGAACACCGCCTGGGCCAGAGGCACGCCCGGCGCGACTCCATCAGTCAACCAATACACCGCGCCCTCTGGATCGAGGGCCGCAGTGGGTTCGCTGAATGTGCGGATAGATACGCCGAGCATGCGCTGGGCCATTGAGGCCCAGCCCATTACACCGGTGCCGGGGCAGAAACACCGTTGAGACGGCAGGCACCGGTCGCGCTCGGGTTGGCCGCGATCTCAGTGGCCACGCCGACCAGAACCAGGCCGGTTGCGGAAACGTTGGTGAGCGCCCGGCTGGTGGTGTTCATGTAGATCAGATCGCCCTGAGCCCAGGCCTGTGCACTGATCTTGGTCAGGCCGAACACACCGCAGAGCTTCAGCACCACCGGTGCGCCAGCTGCTTCAGTGGTGGCCGCAACGCCGATGAACGCGCCGACTTTGTAGAGCTCGCCCGAGACGGTGCCGCCGGCCGGGGCGATGACGGTGATGCAGTCGCCGTGCTGGATGAAAGTTTTCATGCATGGTCCCCTTCAGAGACTGAAACTGGAAAACAAAAGGGCGCCACTCGGCGCCCTTTGGGGTTCAGGTCGAACTGGAGAGTTACGCGCCTGGGTTCTTGTACGCACCGCGGTAATCGATCCAACCAGCACCGAACACCAGGCGGGCCTTGATTTCCATACCGTCGACTTCGAAGCCTTCGCGGGTTTCGGTGAACACGCCCTGTTCGCCTTCGAGATAGGCGTATTCGAAGGTGTCGACCGCACCCGGAGCGGCATACAGGTACCACTGGTTGCCAGTGATGCGAGCATCGACGATCACAGTCAACGAGGCATTGCGGACATCGTTGATGTCGGCGTTCTTCGCTGGCACATAGTTGGAGCTGGTGAACTGGTATGCCTCGAGCTCTTTGTCAGGACCGACCACCAGGAACTCGGGGGCCAGGTTGAGGAACTCGCCCGCCTTGCTCTTCTGCTTGCGCATCGCAGCGCGAGCCGCAGCCAAGGTGGTGGTGTTGATCGCACCGCCGCTGCCTGCAACGTTACCGTGGGCAGCGTCGAAGAAAGGGGTACCGTCCGTGAAGTTAGGGTTACCGAGCAGAAGCGCCCAGACCACGTTGGACTCCGTCGCAGCCGCCGCATTACCCAATGCAGCCGGGATACGAGTGAGCGCGCCCAGGTCGTCGTTCACGATGGTTTCCCAGGTGATGGCGATGATCTTACCGAACTTGGCGACCTTGATCGGGGCCCCGTCTTCCGACAGCGTGCCGTACTTGTACTCGCCGTGCTCCTTGACCTGCTCCAGCGCAGCGATGTCGCCCAGAGCAGCGCGGGTTACGGCGCGGAAGTCCGGCACAGTGGTCTGGCGGCCCAGCGGACGCCAGGTCTGCGGGGCATTGGTGTAGGCGTCGCGCAGGGTGCGATTGACGGTGCTGCCCAACAACAGTGGGAAATCGCTGGTGGAGTGCATGCCGGCCGCGCGCACAGCCTGACGGTCACAGCCCAGGGCAGCCCGGGCCAGCTCTTGCGGAGTCATGCCGCGCGCATTACCACCGGACATCTCGACGAATTCGCGAGCCATGTCGACCAGGCGCATGCCGCGGAATTCGCGGCCGGCATCTTCGAGTTTGATTTTTCCGTCGCAGCGGTGCAGCAAAGCATTCTGCATCGCTTCGCGCTTAGCCGTGAGAACGGTCTGGTCTTGTCCGCCGGTCACAACAGTCGGTTGGCTGCTGCGGGTGTTCGGCTGATCCTTGTTCTGCTTCTCGGCAACCTTGTCAATCAGCGCGATGCTGGCATCGGCAACGGAAACGCCACGCTCAACCAGATCATCGACGAAGGCTTCGTCATCCAGCTTGACCTTACGAGCCATCGTGCGGATGTTCAGGCTGCGCTTGCGCTCCGCTTCAGCGGATTCGCGACGCAAGGTTTCATCGGCCGCGCGTTTCGCTTCTTCCGCCGCGCGCTTCTCTTCTTCGGTCATTGCATCTTCCTCTTGGGTCGTAGGCACGGCGGCCGTTGTTCCGGTCGGCTGATTTGCCTCCCGAACTTCAAAAATGGTGTTGAAGCACTGCCCTTTGTATTCATCTGCAGTCTTGGCGCTGCGGAACTTGCCGCCGTCGTCAAAGCCGATCGGCACCAGGGACAACTCCATGGGTTCCCAATCAACAGCGCGGTAGGTCGGCAGCTTGTCGTCGGCGCTTTCGGTTACCTCGTATCGGTGAACCGCATAGCCGACGCTGATGTTGCGAAGGATCCCGTCTTGAACGTCCTTGAAGATCTGCTCGACATCGTCCCGTTTGCTGAACCGGACCAAGGCACGCCCTTCGCTCCCTTCGATCCAAGCCTTTTCGACCACGCCGATCACATCGTCCAGGTCGTAAGAGTTATGGGCGTTCAGGAACGGTGCGCCGTTGTTGAGCCGATCGAGCCGGACCGCATCCTCGCTGACCTCCAGCTCTTCCATGTAACTGCCAACGTCCCAGGACCAGCGGCGCCCTTTTGCGCCAGTGGTCCAGGTCAGTTCGACAGTTCGCGCGTCAACGTCTACCGATCCGGCACGCACAGCGGCGCGCAGGCTGAGCATGGGTGTTTCATGCGTCTTGTTTGTCGTCGGCTGGGTCTGAGTTTCCATCGTCGGTTTTCTCTTCAGTAGGGGGCGGCTGACTGGCCGCGCCCGCGGCCGCAATCATTCGCGGGTCGCAGTCGAGGATCAGGCCAAGGCTGTCGAGCAGCGCGTTGGAATCGGCGATGTCCTGCGCATGTTGTTTTGGATCGGTCACGCCTAGTTCGCGCAGCGCATCCGGCCAAGTTGTGAGGCCATTGCGGACGCGGTCCTTGACGTTATCGGTCTCAGTTTTCGGGTCGACCATGTCGCGCCGAGGCGGAACCCACTGCGCCTTAACGTCGTCCCGAACACCACCAGGCAGAAGTACCTGCCCCTCCATGAACCAGCGCCAGACCGGGTCACAGAGTTGGGGGATTAGCATTCGCCACTGCCAGACATCGATGCGCCTGGCAAAGTGGAGCCATCCCAGACGACCACTGGAAAAGTTGACGCCCTTTAGATCTGCCGTCAGCAACTCGTAAGGGATACCCAGGCCTACCGACATAGCGTGCAGTTGCTGCCACGAGTAGGTGGTGTAACCGTTGAAGGATGGTGGCGTGCCGAAGCTGACGCTCTCGCCGAAGCCAAGTTCCTGGATGATCCCGGGTTCAACCCGGTCCAGCAGGGGCGGCTTCTTCAGTTGTGGGTTGCTGTTGTCGTCTTTGGTGATGAACGCCGCGAAGCAAGAGGCGATTTTCGCCTGCTCCATCACTGCATCTTCCATCTCGTCAAAGCTGCGCATGCGCTGCATGACGGGGGCGAACCAGGTGTATCCACGCGCCTGGCCCGGTCGTTTAGGCAGGAAGATATGGATAACATCTTCAGCCGGAACGCGTTTTGACTGCATCGAGCCCCAGACACGGTTACCGCCAGGGTGCTCGTCGAATAGCCAGTAGGCGACTCGCCGACCCAAAGCATCAAATTCGATGCCTTGGATGATCCTGTTAAGGCCGACAATGTCGGCCTTGCTTTCATCTAGAAAGTCAGGCTCAAGAAGTTGAAGCTGCACAGGTACCGGTAGGCCGTCGGAACTGAACCGGCGGCGACGGCGGAGCAAGCACTCGCCAGACTCGGCAACTGTCTCCATGATTTTGTGCTGCAGGCCGTAGAAATTCTCCAGCCCGTCGGCATCGCATAGCGTGGTTTCAGCCCACGCCTTCCACAGAGCTACCAAGGATTTGTTGTCGCGGTCCTTGCCCATCGGGCGTGGGACGATGCCCGCCCCCACCACGTTGTCAGCGATACCCGTGACGGCGC